TCAGCGAATCCCCCAACCGAAGTTCGCGGCCAGCAGAATCGCCAACCCGATCGAGAGGACGAACATGCCGAGCCAGAGGGTTCGGATGTCGGCTTGCGCGCCGGTCTTCAGGGCCTGGATCTCGCCCCGCAATTCGGTGCGCAAAACCCTCAGTTCGCCGTCGATCTCCGACAGCAGGCAGTTGGTCGAGCGCGCGATCTCGCGCAGTTCCGTTTCGGACGTCATCGCTATCTCTCCCGATCGCCCAGGGTTCGCGGGCATTGGAAAAGAGACTAGCGGGCGATTGTCGAAAGAGTGTGCCGCCCGCCAACGATTTTGTCGCAAATTGTCCGCGCCTACTCGCCGCGCGCGGTCTTGAGGGCGGTGTACGGCGCCGCTGCTCAAACCGGTTGCCCGCAAGCAGAGAGCCTCCCCACCGCCTCGGACGCCCGGCGACGGAACGGATACGCCAGAGGGAAGTGCCGCTAGCGTTCGCCGCGCAGCGTGCGGCCGAGCAGCATGCCGAGATAGTCCATCCCGCGCGCGAACTTATCCGCGTCGAGGGCGTGGTAGGTATTGATGCGGAAATGCGCCTGGAACTTCCCCCAGACCGCCTGATGGCTGGTCGGCTTGCCGAGGGCATGGGCGGCGGCCACGATCGCATCGACCTGTGCCACGAGTTGCTGTTTCTGCTCCGCCGTCATCGCCGCGCCGCCCGAAACCGCCCCAACCCGCCGCCCCTTGCCCGCAGCGAACGCAACGACGTTGGCGACGCTGCCCTCCCTCGGATTTTTCTCGTCATCCATGCACGAACTCCCACCACGCCGAAACTTCCGCCGGACGCCGGCGGGCCGCAAACCGACATTCATCCTTGTCCGCTCGCGTTTTCGAGACTCATCGCCTGTCGCCCTGCGCGATGCTTCTCGAACCCCACGGCGAACCGGAGGGTAGCGTAACCGCCTTGGGCTCAACAAAAAAGACCCCGCCGGAACCGACAGGGTCTTTTGAAATGGTAGCGGAGGAACGCTACCGCCGCCGCCAACCTAGCGCGACGATAACCATCGCGTGTTGAGCCCGGTTCAATATCCCACGCCTCCGCGTTCCCCGGAAGCCCAAACGACTAGCGCCGGAAGTGCGGCCAAGGCCGTACTCAGGCGCGCGCATCGGCCAATTCTAAAATTCGTGGGGTGCCCGGAAAAAGGTAATCCGGGTTATGGCCGCGAAAACCGCTCCGAAGGCATTGAGGATAATGAGGAAATCAGGAATGATTGAAGGTAATTTATTGGTGATTAGTTAGTTATATGATTACCCTTCGAAGGAGTTGCCGCCTTCGACAAAAAACGATAGCCTTTACAAGGACTTCACTCGGATAACTCCGGCGCATTACTGACGATAACCGCAGTTGCGCAATTTTTTTCACGCTTTCTTTCAAGGGGTTAGGTATCAGTTTTTTCCCTCCTAACCGATGTTACCTTTTTCCGAGATCGAAACTGGAAAGTGGGCGAGGCATCTACGGATGCGCCCCATCCACCCTCTGAGAGGGTGCAGAAAAGCCGCCGAGATTTGCAGAAAATGCAGCGCCTCAGTTTGCCCCATCCGGCCCAGGCTGGCCGCGCCTAGGGGCGCATGTTTGCAGCGAAAAATTCGGCACGCGAATAGACGACTTCCCCCCCCACCACGAACTCGCCACGGCGCGGTTTTTCGAGATGCGATCGGAACCGCGCAAACGGCGCGGGGATGAATGGGGTTCGGGTTGACGGGGTGGCGTGTCAACCCGGTGGGCCTTGGCGGGAAATGCGCGTGGCGGCAGGCTTTGAGGGCTTCCGCAATCGCGGGGGCCGGGGCGCGCCAACGCCCCGAGCCGACAGGATACAGCCTGCCATGGGAACCCCACCCCGCACCGTGCACACGGCGGGGAAAGCTCTACAGGTTCAAGTCCATGGAGTCCATACGCTGCGGTCGGTGCGACCGCCTGCTCGCTCGCGCGAGCGGCGTCGCGTCGCTGGAGATCAAGTGCCCCCGTTGCGGGGCGTTCACCGTCATCAGGGCCGCGAGCCCCACGCCCGAACGCCTGGAGCGTCCACCCCGAAAGGACGAACCATGCCGACCTGGGAAACCCTCGGTCCTGTGAAACTCGCGCAGGCCGACGCGCTTGCCGCCCTCGCCGACCTCTCCCCCGAAACCATCGACGCGCTCATCATCGACCCACCCTACTGCGCGGGCGGCTTCACCGAGGGCGGGCGCACCGCCGCGAAGGGGATGGGCGTCACCGGCTTCGACTGGTTTCAGGGCGACAACATGACCACGCCCGGCCTCGTCTGGCTCCTGCGCAACGTTGCGATCGAGGCGCACCGCGTCCTTGCCGATCGCGGAAGCCTGCTAGTCTTCTGCGATTGGCGCATGGTGCCGATGCTCGCCCCGGCGCTTGAAAGCTCGGGCCTCCGCTGGCGCAACATGGTGGTCTGGGACAAGCAGAGCCCCGGCCAGGGGTTCGGCGGTTTCCGCGCACAACACGAAATCATCCTACACTTCGTCAAAGGAGCCGCCGCGCGGCTAACCTTCGGGGTCGGCAACGTCATCGCTGCCAAGCGCGTCACCCCGAAATACAAGAACCACCCGACCGAGAAACCGGGCGACGTGCTGACGGCGCTGATCCGGGCGACGACGCCCGAAGGTGGCACGGTGGCGGATGTGTTCTGCGGTGGGGGGAGCTTGGGCGCGGCGGCGATTGCCACCGGGCGGCGGGCGATATTGTCGGATGCATCGGCGACCCACGTTGCCTCCGCGCGGGGCCGCCTTGCGTTTGATCCCACTCGCTTATATGAATCTTAGATGCAGCCCCTGACTGGAGAGACCATTCCAATGAGTGCGAAAACGCTGAAAGACTGCCAGCTCTTTGGCAACCCTAGCGCCGACCGGACCGACGACATCTATCCTACCGTTCCCGTATGCGCCGAACACATCAAGTCGGGTTATGTTGAAGATGGCCCTATCATGAGCGTCGGAGAGAAATGTACCGATCCCGATGCGCGTTGCCATTTCTGCACACCCGTTAAGGCCGAATAGGTTCCGCCCCTGCTGACCGGGGCGGGCACGAGGTCACGCGGCGGGCACCGGCGTGTAGTCCTCGAACCCCACCACCTCCTCGCCGATCCAGTCGTTGATGGCCTCGAAGGCGGTCATCAGCGGCTGGATTTCGTTGACGAAGAAGACGGCGGCGGCCTTGCCCACGTCACCGAAGCCGCCGGAGTTGGCGGGGATGATCCCGAGCAACTGCGGCGGCACGCGGTGGGCGGCGAGAACGTCGTCGCGGGTGACGTTCTTCATGTTGAAGAACTCGTCCTTCGCCATCACTTCGCTGATCGGGATGATCTGGAGCCCGTCCTTTTTCCCGTTCGGCGCATACATGAACAGGTTGCGAAAGTTGCCCGGCCCCTTCGACTGTTTGAGGGCGTCGCGCAGGGCGTCCACGTCGGCGGGGCTCTGCGCCGGGTCGGTCATGTAGAGAATGAACCCGGCGTGGGAGCCGTTGACGTAGTATTTCCGCCGGAACAGGGTGGCGGCTTCGTTCAAAAGCGCCGACTGCATCGCCCCCAGGTAGCCGGGGAGCCCATAGATTTCCTGGCTGATATCGGGCTCCTGGATCTGCAACACCGCCCCCGGCGCGAACTCGTGTTCCTGCCCGTCGATCAACATCATCGCGTCGCCGTCTTTCTTCATCCGGGTCCACCGGGCGAGGGCGGGCTTGAGCGCGAGCGCGTTCCCCATCACCGAATTCCGCCGCTCGACGTAGCTGTTGCCGAACACGAGGAAGTCGAGCGCCAGGCGCTTGAAGTCCACCCGCCCGAGGAGCTTGTGCGGCTTGAAGTGGGAAGCGAGCAACGAGGCTTTGTAACCAATGGCGCTCTGGTGGTGCGGGTTGGCGGCGAGCGCCTTCGCGAGAGCGTCGAAGTTGACCGGCGGCTCATACCACCGGCCATTCCACGCCGAATGGAAGTAGCCGAGAACCTCCCGCTGGTCGAGAACCGGCACCGGGTCGCCGAAGCTGAATGCGATCGGGCCGGGGGTGGCGGAGGTGGCGGCGGCCGGAGCCGGAGCGGCGCGGCGGGCGCTGGTGCGCTTGGACATCAGAAGAACTCCAAAATGGATTTGCCGGAGCCGGTACCCGGCGCGGCGTCGAAATCGGCGAAGCCCACGGCGTCGAGGGCGTTCATGATCGCCCACGCCACGTCGGCGTGGCCGGTTTCCTTCGATCGGCTGGCTTGGAAGGTGACGGCCTTGCCGGAGCCGGTGGCGGTTTTGCGGATGCTCATGAAGGCGAGCGCGACCTCCGACCACCCGCCATCGAACTCGATGCGGCGCTTGGAAATCAGTTGCTTCGCCTTCAGCACCATCCGCGTCTTGACCTCAAGCGAGTAGGTGATGCCGGTGACGGTGGGGAAGAACACCTTGACCATCTCGAACACGCCCGCGCCGATGGTGCTGGCGTCGATAGCGATCCGCTCGACGTTGTAGCGGTCGCAAAGCGCCTTGATCGCGTTGGCCTGTTCCTGAAAATCCACGCCCTGGACGTTGAGCTTTTCCACGATGCGGAACTTGCCGCCGTCCACCAGCGGCGGCGCGATGACGACGATCGAGGCATTGTCGGCGGTCTGCGAGGGATCGTAGCCGATCCACACCCGCCGATCGCCGAGCGGCCGGGCGGCGTGGGGCTGGAAATCCTCCCACACCTCCCAGCTATCGACCATGCAGCCGCGCATTTCATCGAAGGTGAAGAAGCTCGCGGCATCGTCGACCCACTGGCAGAGGAACAGGTTGGAGAAGTCGTCGGCGTTGTACTCTTTCAGCAACGCCTCGATATCGAACAGGTCGCAGCCGCCCGCCGCCGCGTCGTGGATCGTCACCATGTGCCGCCACGTGCCGTCGGGCCCGACCGCGCCGTTTTTCAGGGCCTCGTGGCTGACGTTGAACGCCAGCCGATCCGCCTTCGCCCGCCCCTTGTTGTGGGCGTCGCCGGACCAGAACGCATAGGCTTCGTGCCCGAGGGTCGAGGGCGTCGAGAAGTAGGTAATCCGCCATTTCTTGTGGGTCGCCATGGCCGAGGCGATCTTGCGGAATTCGAGGAACTTCGAAATCCAGGCGTATTCGTCGAGGTAGACGTGGCCGTGGTAGCTCTGCGCCGTCTTCGAATTGGTGCCGAGGAAATAGAGGGTCGCGCCGTTCCAAAGGATGATCGGGTCGCCCTTGAGGTCGACCTCGCAAACCTCCTTCACCCACTGGACGATGTACTGTTTGAAGACGTGCGCCTGGGCCTTCGATGCGCTCAAGAAAATCTGGTTGTCGCCGGTCTCGATCGCGTCGAGGAAGGCCTCGCGGGCGAAATACCACGTCGCGCCGATCTGGCGGGATTTCTGGATATTCCGAACCCGGTATTTCTTCTTCGCCTCCCACCAAACCACCTGATAGCCGAAGTTCTTGGCGTGGAAATCCTCGCGGAGCATCTCGATCTGCTCCTCGGTAAGGAAGTTTTTCGTCTCCCCCTTCTTCGCCTTCCGCCCTTCGGCGCGGCGCTCGATGTTCGGATTGAGGTCGGCTTCCTTGCCGGTCGCGCCGTATCGCTGAATTCGGGCGGTGCGTTCGAGGATGCGGGAAAGCTGATCGAGTTCGGCGAGGTCGCGGTCGGATTTCTCTTCCTGCCCGATCAAGCGCATCAGCCGCGCCTCGACGTGCCCCTCGATCCGCACCACGGTCGAGGCGTCATCCCAGAAGTCGCGGCGCTTCCAGGCGTCCACGGTGCCGTATTTCACGCCGAGGGTCCGGGCGATTTCGGCCACGGTTTGCCCCTGCCAAAACAGATGGCGGGCTTGCAGGCGCTGGCTGGTGTCGTCGGGCGTGTCCATGGCCCAAGCGTGAACGGCCCCCGCCCTGCCGCGCACGCACTACCGGGTTGACGGGAGGCCCTATCAACCCGAGGAGGTTTGCGCCGGTCGGCGGCGAGGCCGCAGGCTTGGGGAGAACACGCCTCCCCTCTCACTGCCTGGGCACACCATGAAACTGAAATATCATCGCGTCGCGCGCTCCGGCCCCACCATCGATGGGCGCGAAATCACTCCCGCACAAATCGACCAGATGGCGGCGAGCTACAACCCGGCGAAGTATCCGGCGCGGGTTTGGCTCGAACACCTTCGTTCCATGCTCCCGGATGGAGCCTTCCGCGCCTATGGCGACGTCCTCTCCCTCAAAGCCGAAACCGACGCCGAGGGCGCGCGCGTGCTGCTCGCGCAGATCGACGCCACCCCGGACTTGATGAACCTCTCGGCGGCCCGGCAGAAGGTGTTCTTCTCCATCGAGATGCACCCGAAATTCCCCGGAACCGGCGAGGCCTACATGGTGGGCCTGTCCGTCACCGACAGCCCGGCCAGTCTCGGCACCGAAATGCTCACGTTCGCGGTGCAATCGCCGAACGCGCCGACCGAGGCCAAGGATCACCTCTATTCGCAGGCGGTCGAAAGCGATGCCCTTGCCGAGGAGGAGCCCGAGAAGCCCGGCTTCGTCGCCCGCGTTATGGAACTCCTCTCCTCGACCACCAAAACCACCGAAACCCGGAACGCGCAGACCCAGGCGGGCGTCCTCGCCGTCGCCGAGGAGGTCGCCGCGCTCCGCACCGCCACCGACGGCTTCGCCGCCAAGGGCGAGGTCGAGACGGTCGCCGCCGCCGTCGCCAAGCTTTCGGCTGACGTCGAAGCCGTCGTCGCCAAGCTCTCCAACACCCCCGTCGCGCCGCCCCGCTCCCCCGCGAGCGGTTCCGCCGCCAACCTCACGGATTGCTGACCATGAAGAACACCACCCGCGCCGCCTTCAACGCCTACACCGCGCAGATTGCCACGCTCAACGGCGTGCCGTCCGTGGCCACCTCGTTCGCCGTCGAGCCGTCCGTCGAGCAGTCGCTCGAAAAGCGCATTCAGGAAAAGGCCGCGTTCCTGGGCGAGATCAACATCATCGGCGTCGACCAGCAGAAGGCCGAAATTCTCGGCCTCGGCACCGCGAAGCCTGCGGCGAGCCGCACCGACACCACCAACGCCGACCGCGCGCCGCGCTCGCTGCACGACATCAAGGGCCGGGCCTACGAGTGCTTCCAGACCAACTTCGACACCTACGTCACCTACAAGGAACTGGACGCCTGGGCGAAGTTCCCGAACTTCCAGGCGATGGTCCGTGACGTGGTGGTGGACCAGATTGCCCGCGACCGCCTGATGATCGGCTGGAACGGCACCTCGGCGGCTCCGACCACCGACATCGCCGCCAACCCCCTGTTGCAGGACGTCAACGTCGGCTGGCTCAAGGCCATCCGTACCAGCGCGCCGGAGCGTGTCCTCTCCGGCATCAAGGTCGGCACCGGCGTGGGCTTCGACGCGCGCACCCTCGACGCCCTGGTGTTCGACGCGGTCGCCGCGTTGGTGGAGCCCTGGTATCAGGACGACACCGCTCTCGTGGCGATCACCGGGCGCGAACTCGTCTCGGACAAATACCTCGCGCTCCTCAACGACGCGGCCACCGACGCCCCGACCGAAAAGGCGGCAATGAATACCCTCATCGCCAACAAGACCCTCGGCGGCAAGAAATCGAAGCTCGTTCCGTTCTTCCCGGCGCGCTCGATCCTCGTCACCAAGGCCTCGAACCTGTCGATCTACTACCAGAACGGCACCCGTCGTCGGTTCATCCAGGACAACCCCAAGCGCGACCGGGTCGACGACTTCCAATCGGTCAACGAGGCCTACGTGGTCGAGGACCTCGGTGCCTGCGCCCTGATCGACAACATCCTGATGTGGGACGGGGAGGCCTTCGTCTGATGAGCCTCTGCCGCCGCCACTTCGAACGCACCGTCGCCGCTCGCGAAGCGACGGCGGCTGTTACCGCCGCGCCGGGGGCTTCGGTCCCCGGCACCCTCGGCGAACGCATGCTCACGCTCTTGCGCATGCATCAGGCCAAGTTCGACGGGATCATGTCGCTCGCCACCAAGATCGAGGCGAAGCGCGAGGCCCTGCCGGACTACGAGGCCTACGTCGACGGCGTTCTCGCCTCCGGCTCCGCCGCGCAGGATGACGTTCTGGTGTGGGTGATGCTCTGGCGTCTGGACGTCGGCGACTTCGACGGCGCGCTCGAAATCGCGGCGCACGCGATCCGCCACGGCCTCTCCATGCCGTTCAACTTCGCCCGCGACGTGCCCACCACCCTCGTGGAGAGCATCGCCAACGCCGCCGTGGTCGATCCGGAACACGCCTCGCCCGAACCGCTCCGCGCCGCCCTCGCCCTCACCGCCGATCGCGACATGCACGATCAAGTCCGGGCCAAGGCGCACAAGGCGCTGGGGTTGATCCTCTCCGCCACCGACAAGCCCGCCGCCCTCGATCACTTCGAAGCCGCGCTGAAGCTCGACCCGAAATGTGGCGTGAAAACCGCGCGCGACAAGCTGCGCAAGGAATTGGAAGCCGCCAACCCGGCTTCCTGAACCGCCCCCGGGAGCGGCGACGGCGTGAAACGTGCCATGGCCTCGGCCTGCAACACCGCTCGCGTTCCGTCGCCGCGTTCCCTGACCCGAGGCCCCCATGTCGTCGTTCATCCCCTCCGCCCCGCTCTCCTCCGCCCCGGCCACCGTCGCCAACGATGGCTGGTATCCGGACCTCGCGGTTGAGGAGTTTCACAGCGAGACCGGGCAGGGGAAAACCTTCGACCCTTCGCGCATCGTCGCCGTGCTGCTCGCCGCCGTGATCGAGATCAACGCCAGCCTCAAGGATTGGCGCGCCGCGCAGACCGCCCCGAGCCTCGCCGAGATCGCCGCACCGACCTACGGCGGCGTGTCGGAGAAGGTCATTCTCTACCGCACCGCGGTCTTCACCCGCGCCCGCGCGCAGTTGCTCGGCAACACCCGCGACTACGACAGCACCAAGGACGGCCACGACCGCGCCGAAAAGTTGGAGGCGACCGCCGACGACTACCTCCGCCAGTCGAACGAGGCGCTTTCCCGCCTCACGGGTCGCCCGCGCACCATCGTGGAATTGATCTGATGGCCGCCGTGATCGCCCGCCAAGGCGAGACGGTCGACCAAATCGCGGCGCGCTGCTACGGCGGCGACACCGCGATGACGCTGGCGATCCTCGAAGCCAACCCCGGCCTTGCCGCCCTTGGGCCGATCCTCCCCCACGGCACCGCCGTCACCCTGCCGGAGCGCGTCGCCGCTCCCGCCGCCGCCACCATCAACCTTTGGGATTGATCATGCAGGACGAAATCACCGCCGCCGCCAAGATCACCCCCGCCGGGATCGGCGCGCTGTGGGCCGGGTTCACCCTCAACGAGTGGGTCGCGATCGCGACGCTCATCTACGTGCTGGCTCAAACCGGCCTCTTGATCCCGAAGTGGTGCGCAATGTTGAGCGCGTTCTTCGCCCGCCTCCGCACGAGCCGGAGCGCCCCACAATGACGACGCGCTCGCGCCTCTCTCAAGCGGTCCTTGCGCTGGTGGCGGCGGGTGCTTCGAGCGCCGCCATCGCCCACCAGTTCATCGGCGAGCAAGAGGGCATCACCCTCAAGGCGTTCCGCGACGGCGCGAACGTCTGGACGATCTGCCGGGGCCACACCGAGGGCGTGAAGCCCGGCGACACCGCCACCCCCGAGAAGTGCGCCGCCTTCTTCGCCTCCGACATCGGCGTCGCCTTCGCCAACCTCGACCGCGTGGTGAAGGTGGACATGTCCGAAACCATGCGCGCCGCTCTCGCCTCGTGGTTCTTCCACGTCGGCGGCGGCAAGAAGGCGCGGGAATCGACGCTGATCCGCAAGACCAACGCGGGCGACCGCCAGGGCGCGTGCGACGAACTCCCCCGGTGGGTGTTCAGCGGCGGCAAGGACTGCCGGATCAAGGCCAACAACTGCGGCGGCATCGTGGAACGCCGCGCGGCGGAGCGCGAACTATGCTTGCTTTGATCGCCTGGGTTTGGCGCAACCGCTACATGCTGATCGCCATCGGCTGCGCGATCCTGATCATGACGAAGGACAAAACCATCGCCGACCTTCGCGCCAAGATCGCCGACGACGCCCTCACTGCGGCGCGCGCGGTCAATGACGCGAACCGCCAATCCTTCGATGACCTGGTCAAGCAAAACGACCTCGCCTACGCGGCGATCGAAGCCGCCGACGTATCGGCCGGCGAGCGCGCCGCCGTCGTCGCCAAGATCAAGGAAACCGCCCGAAATGCTCCGATCCCGCCGAATGCTTGCCTTAACGTCGGCCCTCGCCTTGGCGCTGTTCTCGACGGGTTGCGTCACCACCAATCCGCAGCCCTTCACCGAGACCCGCGTGGAAAAGGCGAAGCCGCCGCGCCCGCTGCTGACCTGCGCCCCTGAACCGGCGGTGCCCGCCGATCTGCGCGACGAAGCCGTGGCCGATTACGTCGCCGACGTGTGGGCGGCGGGCGAAGACTGCCGCACCCGCCTTGCCTGCGTCCGCGCCTGGAACGAAGGCCGCGCCACCGACGCTTGCCGCCTGCTGATCGAGGAACCCACGAAATGAAAAAGCTCGCCGCCGCCCGCGCCGCGATCCTCGCCGCGCCGCTCGGCATCGGAAACGAGGACGTGCTGACCTTCGCCGAAAAGGGCAAGGTCGAAGCGTGGCGCGGTGACCGCAACCGCGCCTTCCAAGTCACCTACACCGGCCACATCGTCGTCACCGGCTACGCGGGCGCGCCCCAGGATCTGCTGTTCTTCGCCACCGAATGGTTTTTGCGCGACAACCCAGGCGCGGACGCCGAGGCGATCCGCTTCCACGTCGATATCATCGACCACAAGAGCGCCGACGTGTCGCTGATGATCGAGTTGACCGAGATCGTCGCGCCCGAGGATATGCCCGAAGGCCTGCGCCTCGCCCTGCCCCCCGACCCCGACGCACAGGCGTTCGACACGGCGGCGCTCACCCTCGGTCTGGACCCGGACTGATGGCCGACGATCCCTTCGCCCCGCTCGAAAGCTGGCTCACCCAGGCGCTCGCCGCCCTGGAGCCCGCCGCGCGCCGAACCCTGTTCGGCGAGATCGGCCGCGAACTCCGCAAGCGCAACCAAAAGCGCATGAGCCGACAGGTTGACCCGGAGGGCAAGCCCTGGCGCGCGCGCAAGCCGAACAAGCACGGCCGCGTGCGCGCGGCGGCCAAGATGATGAAAGGCTTGCGCGAGGCGCGGCGGATGGCGTTGAAGTCCGGCCCCGATGCGGTCGAGATCGGCTACTCCGGCAGGCTCGGGCGCATCGCCTCGGTGCATCACTTCGGCAGCGTCGACGCGGTGGCGAAGGGCGGCCCGCAGGTGAAATACCCCGCGCGCGGCCTGATCGGCGCGCCGCCGGAAGACGTGTCCTACGTGCGCACGCGGATCATGGGGGCGCTCGACCCGGCGCGCGGCATTTGATTACGCACCCAAATCACGCCTTCGCTTCGCGGTTATGATGACACCTTGCGTGAAGCTGTATCCCCACCCAGCTCCACCACCATCTTTGCCGCCCGGAAAATGATAGTTTCCTACCCCTCCCACAACCGGCGCGATCGAGATGACCTCATACCCAGCGAGAGCTATTTCCCGGCAAACTTTGTATATTCCGCCACTTAGAGCATCCATATCCACCAATGTGGAAAGGCCAACGTCTCTATTCCCGACGATGCCCCATTGATGCACCTGCTGCTCAGCACTTGGGCGAGCCTGCACCCAGCGCGTGATTATTTCCGCAGCCTCGTCATATCTGGCGTAAATCTCTGCAATCTCACGCTCGCGCCGTTGTTGATCTTCTTTTTGCGCGGCCTTCGCCTCCTGCTGGGCTTTTTCGGCCCGCTTTCGTTCAATGATAATTTTGCGATCGGAGCGCGCAGCTTCTTCGGTTTCGAATTCCAATCCATCGAACGTGAAGACGATGCGACCAAACATGGTTTTTTTGGTCGTAATCTGACCGACGCCCATGTCGTCGTCCTCAACCGTACCCACCATTTATTTTACCCCCATGTCAGGCGAACAAGTCACTAACTCTAATGGGAAATTTCGGCCTGTCGATAAGAAAAGGCGCAGAACGAACCGAACGTTCTGCGCCTTTTGGACAGACATACTTTCGATCTACGTCGGCCCCGGAAGCCCGGCAAGCGCGGCCGGGTGCGCGCGGCGGCGAAGATGATGAAGGGGTCGCGCGAAGCCCGGCGGATGGCGCTTAAGGCCACGCCCGGCGGCGTCGAGATCGACTATTCGGGCAGGCTCGCCCGCATCGCCTCGGTTCACCAGTTCGGCAGCGTGGACGCCGTCGCGAAGGGTGGCCCACAGGTAAAATACGCCGCGCGCGGCCTGATCGGCGCGCCGCCGGAAGACGTGGCCTACGTGCGCGAACGGATCATGGCGACGCTCGAACTCTGGGCAATGAGGAACTAGACGGGCTTCGTTCGTCGTCTTGCGGCTCCGACTCTGGCCCAGAGGCAACTAAAAGTGCCCAACAGTTCAACCAGTAAGCGCCTTGATAGCCATACCCGACGCGCCTAGCATGGACTAGCAAGGCCTTTATCTGGGGGAGAGGTAGCGTGAAGAACGAGTATCTTGAGATCGCGTACGCTGCGGCGTTGGGACAACTGTGTTTTTTTACTGGAACGGGATTCTCGAAAGCAGTTACCGAAGACCGCGCTCCAAGCTGGCAAGGGCTACTCGAGTCCGTCTGCGCTGCAGCACAAGATCCCTCCGCGCTCCAAGCCTCGTTGTTTCCCGGCGGAAAAGTTGGCGTTCTGAGCCTTGAAGAGACCGCTCAAATAATTTCAATCGAACTGGCCAAGACCGGAAAATCCATTCATCAAGAAATTTCTACGATAATCGGAAGTTTACATCCTAGCGGCGATAATTCTCACGTTAACGATTTCATATCGAAGAGATCGTTTACCGTCGTGACAACGAATTACGATAAGCTGCTCGAAGAAATGGCAGGAGCCTCGGAATGCCAGTCCATGACACCCGGCATGCCGATACCCCGAGCAGAATCGCGGATAAAAGTTTACCACGTCCACGGCTCTATCGACTGCGCCAAGGAAATGGTGGTAACATCTGACGATTATTTCCGGTTCATAAATATAGATTCATACTTTTCAAGAAAACTCAGCGTGTCATTACACGAAAATACGGTAGTTATACTGGGTTATTCTCTTGGCGACACCAACTTGAAGGCAATTTTTAGCGACTACAAGGTGTTTTCTAGGACCAATGTGATAGGATCGAATATCTTTCTTGTATCACGGACTGCAACCAACCAATACGTCAAGGATTATTACGCGCACTGCTACGGTATACGAGTCATTGACCGCACCGAGATATCGTCGTTCTTCAAATCGTTGAATGAGGCCCTACCTGATGCAGAATCTAAGGCCGGAGAATCGATAGAAAACATTCGAAAAGTAATTTTCGATAAACACGAATTCACTGAAGGCTACCTTCGAAGTGAGACGTCTTTCTTCGAAATTATCGCCTCTCTTGCCGCAACAGGACTCAACATAAATAATAAACGCGTAGTCAAGTCTATCGGACAAATAATAAAAACAAAAATAGAACTAACCGGGGAAAACAACGCGTGGGCGCAATATGCGCAACTTGCTAGGTGGCTCGCCTATTTGGCGACGATTCTTGATTTGAATGGCACGCCCATAGAACAGACGTTTTTGGATGCGACCTTGAGATCAATGAATTCTATGAGTAATCGATACAAATTGGGCTATTCGTGGGAGGCATATTTATCCTGGTCTAGTCATTGGCCTGGAATCTTGGCCACCAACCGGGCGCTCATTCGCAGACACATTGAAGCTAGCTCAACTTGGGCCGACGCGTTGGCTGTGGTCAAAAGCGCCTAGCCATCTCCGCTCGCAGGCTTCCGGATTCGAGTGCCTGTTTCTTCCCGCAGAGTCTGGTCCCATCATCTCAAGGAACGAGCACCCGTAGACCTTTCGGGTTGACAGGGCACCCCGTCAACCCGACCGCCGTAGCGGCTCCGCCCCGAAGCGCGCCACCCTTGGCGCATGAGCCGCACCCTCTCCGAGCTTTCGCGCCTGATCGATGAGTTGATCTGCTTCGGCACCATCGCCGAGGTGGATCACGCGGGGCAACGTTTGCGCCTGGACCTTCGCGGGCGGCCTTCCGGCTGGCTTCCGTACCCCAACGAGATCGGCCAAAACTTCCGCCGCTGGTGTCCCTTGCGCGTCGGCACCCAGGTTCTCGCTGCCTGCCCCTCGGGCAACCCGGCGAACGCCGTCCTCATCGCGATCATCCCCACCAACGCCCTGCCGCCGCCCTCGACCGCCGAAGGGCTCGACCGCGTCGAGTTCAACGACGGCTCGCTGGTCGAATACGACAGCGACGCGAAGCGCATGCACGTGGTTTCGGTCGGCGACATCGCGGCGGAGGCCTCGGGCAACATCACCGCGACCGCCGGGGAGAACATCACCGCCACGGCGGGGGGCAACGCCGCGATCGTCGCCGGAGCCGTCGCGAGCATCACCGCCCCGGCGATCACCCTCAACGCCACCAAGGGCGGCAAGGGCGCGGCCACGATGAATGGCTCCTTCAAGCTCAAGGGCGATTTCGAGATCGAGGGCAACGTCGCCGTCACCGGCAACGTCGACGCCACCGGCACCGTCATGGACGGCGGCGGCAATTCCAACCACCACACCCATCCGGGGCTTTGAACCATGACCACCGGCATCGACCCCGTTTCCGGCACCGTGGTGGACCTCCTCGCGCACATCCGGATTTCCGTCGCCGAGATCGTCAAGACGATGGTCGGCACCCGGGTGATGCGCCGCAAGGTCGGCGCGCACCTCGGCGAGATCATCGACCAGCCCGGCGACGCGGTCACGGCGCTGCGGATCATCGCCGCCGCCGCCGACGCGCTCGAACGGTGGGAGCCGCGCGTGCGCCTCACCTCCGGTCGCGTCGAGGCGACCCTCGACGGCCGCGCCAACATCCGCCTCGTTTGCAAGGTCAAGGCCTCGGGCCTCGAAATCACGGCCGACGTGCCGTTGGCGGGTGCGGCATGAGCACCACCTCCGCCGTCGACCTCTCCAAGCTCCCCGCGCCCGAGATCGTCGAGCCGCTGGATTACGAGACGATCCGCGCCGCCCGGCTCGCCCGCCTGCGGGAAATCCTCGACGCGGCCAACCTCCTGCCGGATTGGGACCCGACCCTGGAAGGCGACATCATCGTCAAGCTGGTCGAGGAAGCCGCCTACCGCGAACTCCTGATGCGCCAGCGCGTCAACGAGGGCGCGAAGGCGGTGATGCTCGCGTTCGCCGTGGGCTCGGACCTCGACCACCTCGCCGCCAACCTCGACACCGAACGCCTCACCGTCACCCCTGCGGACCCGAACGCGATCCCGCCCACCGACGCGGTGATGGAAACCAACGCCAACCTCCGCGCCCGCGCGCAATTGGCGTTCGAGGGCCTTTCGACCGCCGGGCCGGAGGGCGCGTACCTCTACCACGCCCTTTCCGCAGACCCGCGCGTCCTCGACGTGGCGATCACCTCGCCGGAACCCGGCGTCGTGGTGGTGACGATCCTCTCCACCGAGCCGGGCGGCATCGCCTCCGCCGATCTGCTCGACACGGTGCGCGCCGCCCTGGCTGGCGTCGGCGACGGCGTTCGGCCATTCACCGATCACGTCACCGTGCAGGCCGCAACCGCGATCCCCTACGCCTTCACCGCCCGCCTCGATCTGCGCGACGGCGTCTCCGGCGAGGTCGCCAAA